CTGACGTCGCAGGGAAAATCCTCGACGCCGATTTTCAAAATATCGTGAAGAAGGTCGCTGCGGGCAAGCCTCTAACGGTGGCTGAGAGGGGGCGCATTGAGTCACGAGCTGCGGGGAGTGTGGAAACCCTGGCCTATGCCAAGACGCTCGTGGAGCTTGCCTCCGTGTTAGGCGTGACTCGCCGCACGCTCTCCACCTGGCAGAAAATGGACGGCGCTCCCAAGGCATTATCGAATGGCCTGTGGCCGGTTGCAGACTGGAGAGAGTTTGTGCGACTCAATGGCCTCAAAGCAGGCAAGGCACCGGTCGGCAACGAGGAAGCTCTCAAGGCCCGCAAGTTGTTAGCCGAAGTCGAAGAACGTGAACTACGGATCGCGGTGAAGAAGGGCGAATACGTCGCGCTGACCAAGGTGCGTGAGGAATGGATTGGGCAGGTAGCCCAGGCGACTTCGATTCTGCGCGCCAAGTTCGAGTCTGAATTGCCTCCGGTCCTCTCGGGACTAGATGCGACTGGCATCCAGAAAGAGTGTCGTCGTGCGATTGATGAGGTGCTGCAAGTCCTTCATGAAGGCTAATTTCATTCTTAATTGACTATGATCGTTACATTTATAAGATTGTCGCGATGACAAGAAAAGAATATCTCGTAGAGCCAGTAACAACAGGTTTTTTCAGCGGAACATTGGATCCCAAAAAACTCCAAACCGCTCTTAATCAGAAAGGCATGCATGGTTGGAAATTTGTAAAATCGATCCACGAAACTAAGAAAATCTTGGGGCTATTTTCCAGAGAAGCACACTTTGTGATTTACGAGAGAGAAGTTGAGATGCCAGCTCATAATCAATTACAATAGCCATGCTGATTTGTTGACGTTCGTGCAGAGGCATGGATGTCCTCAAGGAAATTTGGCGCGAAGCATGGCAACCTCCCGACCGTCGTCCCGCATGGCAATGGTGCGAGGATCACATCGAGGCGATTCCTTACTCGCCGAATCCCGGTCGCTTTCGTTCGGAAAACTCGCCATGGATTCGTGAGGTGATGGAGGCCTTGGTCGATCCGCGCATTCGCCTCGTTTCGATCATCGCGTCAGTCCAGTCATCCAAGACGACCGCCCCTGAGCTAACGCTCTGCTACATCATTTCCAACCTACCCGGGCCTGCCTTGTGGCTCGATCAGACCGATGAAGATGCACGCGACTATTCCGAGTCACGCCTGCAAAAACTCTTCGACCAATGCGAACCAGTGGCCCGCTTGATGCCGACGGGCGTTCACCGTCATAAGCGCAAGAACAATGCGATCCAGTTCACCAATGGCATGACGCTCTGGATTCTGGGGGCTCACAACAAGACCAACCTCCAGCGACGTTCGATTCGCTGGCTCATTGGGGATGAAACATGGCGTTGGCCCCAGGGACACATGGCGGAAGCGGAGGCCCGCGTTACGGCATTCGGTTGGCTAGGCAAGTGCATCTTCATGAGCCAAGGCGGCGAGGAGGATGACGACACGCACCGCAAATTCGAAACGACTGACCAACGTGAGTGGACGTTTGCCTGCACCGAGTGCGGACATCGACAACCGTTCAAATGGGAATGCGTCGAGTGGAGTAAATCGGCCAGGGATGACGCGGGAGAGTGGGACTTCGATGAAGTTCGTAGAACCACGGCACTGCGCTGCGAATCATGCAATCACTACTTCAATGACAGCGAACGCACCCGGCGTGAACTCAATGCGACCGGAGAGTTCCTCAAGAAAAATCCCAAAGCATCAACTGAGAACGTCGGCTTCCACTGGAATGCACTCTGTGCCATGAGCTGGGGGCAACTTGCCGAACTCTATCTGCGTGCTAAGGCGGCAGCACGGAAAGGTGATGTCAGTCTGCTCCAGCAGTTCTATCAAAAACGCCTTGGTCTGCCGTGGCGTGAATACGTCGAGGACTACAAATTGGAGATCGTCAAATCCGGCTACAAGCGCGGCGAAACATGGGAGGAAGAAGGCGCGATCGATCCAAAGACCGGTCGAATTCTTGTCGCTCCACTGCCCGAGCGCAAGGGACTTATCCCACTGCGCTTCATCACCGTGGACTGCCAGATGGACCACTTGTTTCTGGTCGTGCGCTCATGGTCCGCAGACGGGTCAAGCCGTCTCGTGTGGAACGAGCGCATCCTCACATTCACTGACATCGAGGTCATGCAAGAGCGCTTCGGCGTGCATTCGAGTTTGGTGTTTCTGGATGCGGGCTACGCAACTTACGATGTCTATCGCGAGTGCGCGAAGCGTGGGTGGGTGGCGCTAATCGGCGACCGTCGTCCAGTATACGCTCACAAAGGACGCGATGGTAAAACAATTCAGCGATTCTATTCGCCCCGGCGCAAGGTCGTGCTCTCGCACCAACAGCATTGCCATGTTCACTATTGGAGTAACCTCAACATCAAGGACACACTTGCTCGATTGCGTCGCAATCAAGACCCGAGCCAAGGCCCTACCTGGGAAATACCCGATGACATCGAGGATGACTATCTCGCTCAGATGGAAAGCGAGCAGCGGGTGAAGGAAAAAGGCAACTGGATGTGGAAGCAGATTGGCTCACGACCGAATCATTACTTCGATACAGAAAGCATGCAAGCGGCAGCGGCCACAATGCTCAAGATCGTCGGGCGCGAGGCTATCACCGCTGCCCCGGTTGACACCTCGCCGGAGGAGTCATGAAAACTGTCACCATCCTACGCTTCCTGACCTTCCTTGGTTCGGCACTCACCACCATCGCGGCTCTCGACCTCACAGGCATCGCCAATCTTCTCGATGTAGAAAAAGCGCAATACCTACTCATCACCGGACCCGCTGCCCTGGCACTCAAAGAACTCGTCGTCGTGCTCGGCGATTTGTTTGACGACGGCAAGCCAAACAAGTCCTTCAAGGTTGGCCTCTGGTGTGCGGCCATGGCCTGCATTTGCGTGCCCATCCTTTCCTCTTGCAGCGCATTGCCTGCCAGCGCAGAAGTCATCACTAAAGACGGCGCGATCATCATGCAACCAGATGACCGCGTGATCATCACTGTCGAACCTCGCAACACCAAGTAAGCCATGATTCAATCATCTTTCAGCGAATGGTTTGCCGCGCAGCAATTTCGTCACTTTGGTGCCGATGAATTTACGAGCTACTTTGCCCGCGAACGCAAGGGAGTGAAGAACAGCGCCCCGCCACGGCAGTTATGGAAAAACATCGTGCCTGCCTTGCGCATTGTAGATGAGCTGCGCGAGAGCTTTGGTAAGCCATGCCGTATCCTTAGCTCCTATCGCTCTCCTGCCTACAACAAGGCCGTGGGTGGAGCACCTTTGAGCCAGCACAAGGAATTCACGGCACTCGACATCGCCTTCGATGGTGTGAGCCCGCAGCGTGTTTATGAGCGACTCATCGCATGGCGCACGGCAGGTAAGTTCACCGGTGGCCTCGGACTTTACATCTCATCGGGATTCGTTCACATCGACACGCGCGGTCGCAACTCCACCTGGAAAGGAAAATGACCATGGCTCGCGGACTCTTCATCACCGGCTTTACCGTAGCGGAAGTTCTGGCCATCCAGCAGAAAGCGAAGTCTCTGCTCATGGAAGGCAAGACCATCATGAACTGGAACGACGCAGAGACTTCCGTCTCGAAGCAATTCACTATGCCCGTCGATCAGGTCCTTGAGGAATGTGCCCACGCACTCAAGGTGCTCGACCCGCAAACTTACGGCAGACCAAGAACGGTGTCGGCATCCTTCATCCACGGACACCTTGCGAAATGAATCGCTTACAATCCATCGCCCGACTCTTGCTCCCACCCGTGCTTTTGCCCAAAGCATGGGGATCGTCGTTTGAGTCTGCGAACTGGTCGCCTCGTCGTGGTGCGGTGCCAGGAGCTTCTCCATCAGATGCACGCAAGGAACTCACGCCAGGCATCCGCACAGAACTGGTGCGCAAGTCGCGCTACCTCCACAAGAACTCCGGCTTCGTTCGCGAACTGGTGGCCAACATGGCGATCTACTCGACTGGTGACGGTATCCGCGTTCAGGCCCAATCTTCGGACGCATCGTGGAACCGCAGTGCTGAAGAATACTTTTCCTATTGGTCGTCTCGGTGCGACATCACGCAGAGGTTTTCGTTTGAAGAATGCCAGGCACTTGTTTGTCGAGGCATGGATATCGATGGCGAATACTTCATTCACAAAACCCGCGATCTCGATGGCGAGCCACGCATTCAGTTGATCGAGAGTCACCGTATTGGCGATGAGTGGGGATCAAAAGAAACCGTCGATGGTGTTGGCCTCGATGCCTATGGCGCACCCGTGTTCTACCGCGTGCTTCAAGATGACAACTCGGCGTATGATCTCCCAGCTTCTGCCATCCTCCACGTCCACGAACCTGAGTGGGCCGGTGGTGTGCGCAATCACCCAACCATCCAGCACTCGATCAATCACCTACTCGATGAGATGGAACTCCTCGCGTTAGAAAAGCATGCGGTTAAAGACAATGGCGACTTCGTGGTGGGTAGTGCGCACACTGCGAATGACTCTAGCGACCCGATCAGCTTGCAACGCATCGTGGGAGGAAAGTTGGTCGCCCTCAAGCCTGACGAATCACTCGATAGCTTCCAGTCGAACCGACCCAGTCCCACCTTCACCGGCTTCCTCGAACATCTGCGTCGTGATTCAGCACTCGGCATGATTCCATTCGAGTTCGCTGCGGATTCCAGCAAGATCGGTGGTGCGGGAGTGCGTCTCATCGTCGCCAAGGCAGACCGCCGATTTTCTTTCCGCCAGATGATTCTTGAAAGGCGTCTCATTCGTCCGATCTGGGCCTATGTGATAGGTGACGCGATTGCACGAGGACTGCTACCTTCCGTGCCGAGTTGGTGGAAGATCACCACCGTGCCGCCCAAGCGGGTGACTTGCGATGCCGGTCGCGAAGCACAGCAAAACCGTGCCGACGTGGAAGCGGGACTCAAGACCATCACCGATCACTACGCCGAACTCGGCGCTGACTTCCGCGAAGAAATCGAACGACGTGGCGCTGATGCCAAACTCATCCTCGAAACCGCCGCCAAGTATGGTGTGCCACCAGAGATGCTGTGGAAAGCGGCAACTACTTTTTAAACAAATACATAATTAAAGGGCGAATTCTAATTACTAATGCAACGGGTGTCAATTTGTTTGAAATTTTGTTGATTGAATTCGTTTGGGGTTAAAAAATTATGACGTTTTCGGGGGCGGTTGTTGAGCGCATTTTGTGTGTCTTT